CGAGACGGCGAAACTGCGAATCAAAGGCATTGCTCGGCGGAGCGATGTATTCTGCCCGCCCGTCACTGGGGAAGCTGATCGCTTCGCCTGGACCTGCACTAACTTCTTCAGCAGAGCTTGGGAAGCCGAAAAATGCCAGCATCGGCACGGCGCTGATGTGCAGCTGGTTGTCCAGGTCAGACTGGACTTGATACGCCTTGAGGTTGAGGTTGGCGATGTCCTCAAGCGGTGGGCGTGACTCCATAAAGTTCACGCGGTTAGCGTAGGCAACAGCAAACGGGATGTGATCCATCGTTGTGGTACCGCTCTCGTGTACCTGGAACTGCCCCTTGTCATCAAGGCGATGGATCTCGAAGGCGCCAGGCGTTAGCACGCGCACCTGCTCGACTTCCTTTTCGCCGTAGTCACCATCAGGCACGATGACTTTTTCAAGCAGACGTAACTGCGTTAGTTGCTGTGCGCCGTCGATTAGCTCGGTACGCCAGCCAAGGATCTCCCGTGGCGTGTAAGTGACCCAATAGGGGCGACTAAGCTCACCAGCAGCAGGCGCATCAACGAGCACACCGATGTGCCCATAACGGACCATCTTGCGGCAGGCTTCGTAGGTCCAGACGTTTAGGTCGTTGCCTTGCAGGTCAACGTCAAATAGCTGTTCGCGGACAAGATCTGATACGTCGTTCAGCCTGACCGGCTTGCGGGTTAACATGCCAGCCAGCATCCGCTCAAGGCGCTGGTAGTAGGGCGGGCAGACGGAACGAGCGAGCCTGTTGTCGTAGCTCTCGTCAAGTTCCCGTGGCTCTTGCGGGAGGTAGCGGCGATGGCGACGACGCAGTTCGTAAGTGCCACCGACTAGATCTTCAATCAAGATCCAGTGCGGCTCTTGGTTGCGCCATGCGCTGTTGGGATCGTTGACCTTGGCGACGCGAGCGGTCAGCTGGCGGTCGTAATGATTAAAGCCGCTGTACACGTCTCTGCTTTCTCAGCTTTGCTGCATTGTAGGTAGCGAGGCTAGTAGATTCTGACGCCAGTTCCCTTGCCCGCCTGCCTGTACATCGGATTAAAGGCGCCAAGGACGAGGTAGCCCAATCCGTCCGTCCAGTGTTCAATGTTTGCCGATTTGTCGATCACATAATCAGAAGCGCCCTCCTTGTAGCAAACGTTTTTAAGTGCCTTGATGGTGTGCTTGCAGCGGGGGTGAACAAACATCCTCATGTGACCGTCGGCGGTGCGGATCATCCAGTTGGTTGCGTTGATCTTGTCCTTAACCGCCCAGGCAGCTTTCGGGCTGATGCACTGGAAGCCATAACGCCGAATGATGTCGTGGTCGGTGCGACCCGCTGAGGATGTCTTGTGTGCGCTGCCGGTAGGGTCGGGATAAGCCAGGATCGTCCGCCCAGGGAAACGATCCTTCAGCATCTGGCAAACCTCGTCTGTATTGGACTGCTTTACAGCGACCTCATCCCAAATATGCACAGTGTCACCGACACGAGAAGCCAGAACGCCAGCCATGATGCCAACGTTAAAGTCAGTGCCCCAATAGATCTCCCCTCCGGTGTCTTTGACATCTTCGGAGATGTTGTCGTCGCTGAAGTCAGGGTAGACGCGCCCAGCGAGGGTCTCGAAGCTAGCGAGGTACTCCTGCTTAAAAGTGCGCTCGTCTAACGTCCGTCGCGCAGCTTCAACTTCTTCGGCGGGGACGTTCCCTCCTTCGATTGTGGTGTAGGAAAAGGTCCGCCAGTCTTCCTGTTCTTGCGCCTGTTCCCATAGGTCGTGGAACCAGTTAAGACCTGCGGGCGTGGTGATGAACCAGGCTGGACCACCTTGGTCAGAAAGCGCCGGGCGTAAGACCATCTCCCAGGCTGTCTGCCTTACATAAGCCGCCTCGTCTACCACAAGCGATGACAGGCTGACGCCCCGCAGCGTGTCTTCGTTTTCTGAGCCTCTCAGGGCGATGACAGACCCGTTAACGAACTCGACGCTCAGGTCCGATTCATGCGATTTAACGATCAGCTCTTTCGGAGCCATGGTTTTTAACTGTCGCCATGCGATCTGTTTTGCCATCCGATAGTTAGCGGTGACATACCAGTTCAGGCTTCCAGGCTTTTCAAGAGCCCAGTTCAGAAGGCGCGTAATACAAAGGTATGTCTTGCCGAAGCGTCTACCTGAGCAGAGCAGCTTAAATCGCTCTGGTGCTTCATAAACAGTCCGCTGCGGTTCGGTGAGATTTCTGGTTAACTCAGCAGTTCGCAATTCACAGTCCGGGATCTCCTTCGCTGCGCCGCTTTCTATTTCAGACAGGGCGGAGCCACCGGGGATAGCCGAGAGGACGCTAATCATTCGAGGATGCGGGCGATCCTAGCGATTGAGTTAATGCAACCGAGCGTAACCTGCGGCTGACTTGACTTCCGAGCCTCCTGAGCGAGTGTCGTGAGTTGCGCCAATAGCTCAGCAGTCAGCTGACGCCGATCAATGTCCCAGTCCTTTTGAATTACCTCGTTTGCCCATTCCAGGTAGCGGTAAGCCTGCCTACGCTCGATCCCCCATTCACGGGTCATATAGGCGACGCACTCGGAGTTAGGGACGTTACGGGCTTTCAGTGCCGAGACCCGAGCGACCCTCCACTCCTTCTCTTTGTTGGTGGTTTTCCGACCTGCCATGATTCGACCTATTTGCTTAATCCTAAAGATCGCGTTTTAAGCAGTGGCTTGCTTCTCCGCCTCTTTGCGAAGCCGAAGCTGGGTTTTTGATTCCCAGGCTTTTTTGTATTGCATGTTTTCGAAGAGCTTTGAGAAGCCGGTGATGTGCTTAAGGCGAAGGACCTCTTCTGCTTCCATGCCGAGTTCAGCGCAGATTTCAGCTTCGGACCAGCCATTTTCGAGCATCTGAAAAACCATGTTGCTCATGCCGTCAACGGAGTGCTTCCCTCTGGCTCGGTTATGGCGAACGGTGGATGCCATCCGGTCATTGATCGGCTTATCTAGGACAACGATGGGAAGCATCCCGCAGTTGCGGTCTCGGATGTCTTGATTGTTCCGACAAGTGAAATAGCGGTGGAAGCCGTCAATGATGACATATTTCTGAAGGGCTTCATCCCAGATAGTGACAACAGGCTGCGTGTAACCGTCGTGCAGGATCGAGGTGTAGAGCAATCCGAGTTCTACCTTGGCGACGCTGTTTGGGTTGTAGTCGTTGGGCTCAACCATCTCGATGGGAACCCAGCGGATGCGGTCTACGGGTTGAGAGTTGACCGGGCTAAGTTCATGAAGCTGCTGCCGCAGGTCTTCAATGGCTGCCAGTCGTTCAGCATCAGGCAATGCCTGGAGGGTTTTAAGGTCAAGCATCACTTGAGCAGGGGCTGCCATTGTTGGTAAAGAGCTGGTGGGCATCCATCGGTTTCAGGATCGTAGAAAACGCGAGCCTGACGCCTTAAGCCTGACTTTGACCGTCGGGGGTTAACGCTAGAGACATCTGGGAGGTGATCTACCAGGGAGGGAATGGAGACCCAGTATTTAAGTCTGTGGTGGTGAAGGAAGTCCTGAGTCAGGACATCGCTGAATGACCTTGGGCTAGTGAAGTCCCTGTAGATCTCTTGCGCGGAAAAGCGAAGGATCTGGGGTGCGATGCCTGCGGGGAAATAGACGCACTGATGATTGTAGAACTCACGTCCGCTTTTGTAGCGAGAGCCGACGGTTTGATCTTTTGTGCAGCGTGAATGGAACTGGATTAGCTGATCGGGCTTCTGGGCGATTACCCGCTGGATCTTAGGAAGGAAGTCCTTGGTAAGGAGGATGTCGTCTTCTAGCAGGACGAAGGGATCCTCACACGCCCGGTCAAGCACCTGCAGGTAACCGCCTATGCACTTGCCTGAAGAGTCCCACGAGGCTTCAAGTTGTGGGATGTGCTTCTGAAGGTAAGCGACGACATTTGCCCTTCGCTCGATTGCCTGAACGATGAAGCGTAGGCTCACTGGACTGACTCCGCAGGTATCGGTTTGATGCCCTGCTCAAGCGCAAGGCGAATGTACTTGTTCGTAGCGTTGTTGCGATGAGTCTTGCCCTTCATCCAGTTTTTCCAGTCCGCCATTTGAGGGCGTGTCATCCAGTTAACAAGCTGCGTGAAGTGGTAGTCGTTGCTGAGGATAGCTTTAATTTGAACCTTGTACATCTCCTCCTTGTCGGGAAAGAGGAGGAGCTTTTGATCCATCCTGAGGAAGTAGCCTCTGAACTTTGCTTGATGCTCCGGGTGAACGCAGATATGTTTTAGGAGGTGGTCGCGGTATTCACGCCAGTCTTTGAACATGTATGGCAGGGTTTTCGGGCAAGCGTAGGCATCGGTTTTCAGCTGCCCGAGAGTGTTCACGCCAGGGAGCCTGCGGCAGAGTGCTTCCCATGTGTGCTTTTCGATTTCCTGCAGGTAGAAGAGGCTAACGAAGCTGGTCTCGTGATGCAGGTTTGAAACTCGCATCTGATTGACGTTGACGCCGTAGCGGTATTGCTCGTCATAGATTTTGCAGTATTGCCAGCCATTTTCGTGGATGGCTTTCCAGATGTCGGTATAACTCCAGTCGTATAGAGGGTAGAAGGTGTAGTGATCTTTTGTTTTATCGAGTGCAACGCCCCATGTGATGTGCTTGTAGGTTGCTGCCCCGGTGAGTGCCATGGCACGACCGGGGGACTCTTCACATCGAACGCCTGCGAGCCAGGCAACACGTTTGTCTCCCCACTCAACGACGCTGATCCGCTTAAACAGACCCTTAAAGCGATCGCAGTTGTAGCGATTGACTTTAATGGAGTTTGGCTCCTGAGGTCGAATCCACTGTTCGCCTTCTGCCCAGCAGTTCAGCCAATCTGTATCAGACGAGGCGCTGTTAAACAGCTTTAAGGGGATCTGGAACCACCAGAGGTCGATGTCCGGGTTTTCTCCTACGGAGCGAACGTAATCAACGACAGACTGCCATTCCGCCTCCTGATCGAGGAAGGCGACTTTTAAGGGGAGACGATTCAGTTCCCGCGCCACCTGCAGGGCGAGGTTAAGGGTAACGGTCGAGTCCTTGCCGCCAGAGAAACTGACGATGATGTCGTCGAACTCGGAGTAGAGGTAGCGAATCCGATCAAGAGCAGCATCATGAACGGTCTGGTTAAGGAACAGCTTCATCGCTGGACGATGGTGTAGTTACCCAGGATCGAGACTTCGCCGTAGCTTGCAAACTTGTGCTTGTGGAGAGTTGGCGGATTCTCGATGTACTGATGGGTAATGGGGGTGTACCCAGGGGAGTAGAACATGAGAAGCATTTTGCCGTCTGCTTTTACGAGAGAGGTGGCTTTAGCTAGTTTTCGCGGTGGGATATAAGATGCTGCTCCAAAGAGCGCGATAACGCAGTCGTACTTCGTGTCACCGATAGTGAGCAATGCCTCCTCAAGGGTGGTGGGGATGACCTGCTTGCCAGGGTGCTTTGCTAGCAGCTCGTTAAGCATCGCCTGTGAGGGATCAACCCCTAAGTATCTATCGGTTTCAGGGTGATGGTCAAGGAACAGACCCGTTCCGCAGCCGATGTCTAAAACGCTGCCGGACGTGTAACCGATCATTGCCATGACCTGTCGATCCTGCTGCAATGCAGCTTCATTACTCCAGATGAGGTCGTATTGAAGAGCTAGCTTGTCGTAGGGGTGAGCAGGTGCTGGCGGGAGTGGTTCCGAAGAGTCGTTAGCAATGAGGCAGCGGTTTAAGACGATGGACTCATCCGGATCTGTTGTCATCGGCCAATAGCGATATTCCCCGTAATCGAAATAGCGGCGAACGGTGCGCTTTTTACCCCAGACACGGAGTTCACCGTGGCAAAGGATCCATGTGACGATGCTGCGGTAAAGGGTCGGATCGCTCCAGGTTGGTTTCAGCGTGTACCAGTGAGGCAGCCAAGGCATCGTTTTAGCGAACTTGTACTGCTGCTGTTCAAGGATCGCGCCGACCTCTTCAGGCGTCATCACGAAGCGATCCTTTTTTCAATGGTGAAAGACTCGTCGCAATGCGGACAGGTCAGTTGAATCAATGACTGTTCGCCGCCACCATCGAACTGGGAAGCGAGGCGTTGCTCTTCGCGTTGAATAGCGGCATCAGTGACCCCTAAGCCAGCGCCCTGCGTTGGATTAAGGATCGGTTTGTACTGACGATCTTGATCGGTGATGGAGCGCAGCTCTTCGTCGGAGAATCCGAAGCTGGTGGGGGCAAGGATGGAGGCGATATCCTCATCAAAGTCAAGGGCTGTAATTTTGCCGAGTTCTTCTAGGAGGTTCTCGTGGTCCCAGGATGATTCATCCGCGATTTTGTTGTCAGCGATGACGTAGGCGGATTTCTCTTCGGGCGAGAGATCAGAGAGGATCCGACAGGGAAGGTATTCAAGGTCTAAACGCTTTGCCGCTTCGAATCGTGCGTGACCGGCGAGGATCGTGAACTCCTCATCAACGATGAGCGGCTGTGTAAAGCCGAATCGTTTAATGGCGGAGGTTAATGCCTTGAGCTGATGCTCAGGATGCTTGCGAGAGTTTTTAGGGTATGGCTTAACGAGATTAATGCTGATGTCAGCAGTTTGGATTTCAGCCTGTGCGGTGTCGGCAGCAGACAACGACATGAAACATGGATGAGCGTTGTGGCAGGAGCTTAGCAGCCTTATATCAAGGTGCAACCGAGGAAGATCTGAGCTGGTTAATTTTTGGCTCGATTAAATGATGAGATGAGACGGTTCCGCAGTTAGCTCCGATGCAGACGCGGATGCAGCCATCATCGAGAGTTTCCCAGGTCGGCTGGACGGAGGAAGCGGCTGATTCGACCAAGTGGTTCAGGCGTTGCCGGGGGCTGTGGGTCATTGATCTCTTGGTAACGAGCGGTGTAGTAGTCATCCCACAGTTTGAGGATGGACTGAATCTCTTGGTTGGTCCGGGATTTCATGGATGGAACAGAGGACGGCGGCAGCGATGGCTTCAACGATGGGACGAGAGCAGGAACCGTTAGAGGCTTTTAAAGCGGCTGTAACAGCACGCTGGTACTGACGAAGGCTGAGAGGAGGGGGAGAGGGTTGCGAGCTAATGGATGGGTCTCCTAATGCCCGCAGGCGCATCAGAGTGGAACGATCCATGCCAAGGGTTTGAGCTTGACGTGTGATGTGAGCGTTTTCTTCGGCGGTAAGTCCGACTTTGACGGGAGTGCGTTTCAGTGTCATCTCAGAAAGCGAGGGGTTCTTCGTCGTCGGGGGCGACAACAGTTTGCGGGAAGGGAGAGCCCAGGCAAGGGCGGACATCGAGATCAGGTCTGAGGTCACGCTTACGAAGCCCAGGGTTACCTAGGCGCTGGACAGCGAGTGAGTTTGGCTTGGACTCCTCGGAGATGATCCAACCGTTTGCCCAAGAGCCATCAGGTTGTAGTAACTCGACAGAAGAGCCGACCGGAAACAGGAGGGGGGAAACCCCCTGTCCCTGGATACTGGGGGATAAAAGAGATATAGGGGGTAAACCCTTTATCCCCGTGTGCGTAGGAGGGTTCTCCCCCTTTGCGACAGTTTCTCCCCCTATATCTGGGGAGGGGGTTATTGCCCCCTCTTCGGACGCTTCCCCGATCAAGATTGCCCGGAACAGGTGAGCAGGACGACCGCCATCAAGTCCAGGAGGCAGTTCGCCACAGCGACAAGCCAAACCCTTTTTAATAAGGCTCCGCAGACTGCGATCTGCTTTCTTGCCGGGGATGTTCAGGTGATCCGCTAGCTCTTTAACGGTGACCATTGCACCGGCTTCACTTCGCTGAACCATGTAGTCATACATGTCCGCTTGGCGTCCGCTGAGGTCTTCTTCAGCGTCAGCAGCAGCCTCTAGAGCTAATGCCTCGTCGCCATCGCCGTGGCTAAGCCAGCCGTCATCCAGAAGCTCTACAAGCAGCGTGGTGCTCTTTGCTCGCCCTTGGGTTTTCAGGACAACCCGCTGATCGCGTTGCATCTGCCCGTCTGTAGGCGCACGCAGCCAGTTCATGAGGATTAACTGGGATGCTGCTGCAGGCAATGCGTTAGAGCCCCGACTGGCATTAGTTGCATTGCCACCTGCAACGCTTTTGTTCGCATGGTGGATGACGATCAGAGTGCAGCCATGCGCTGTTACCGCGCTCATGAGCTGACGAGCTGGACCGTCAAACGCAGAGGTCGCTTCGTCGATACCTAGGCGGCTAACGCAAGCGTGGTAGCTATCAACGATGAACAGCGAGCCGGGATCGTCGGAGGCGATGTCCGCGATTGCGCGGATGCCGTCATCATGCAGCGTCAAAGGAGCATCAGCAGACCAAAGGCTTTTAATTGGTCCGCCCATGATGCCGTCTTCACTGATTAGGCTCTCACGGGCGAAGAGCTTAAACCAGTCGCATTCCGGTTGGTCTGATCCGACGATGTGGACATTTGGGCATGGCTGATTAAAACGGCGACCGAGAAACGATTCTTCGCCGCGCCACCATGCGCCAATCATCCCAGTCAGTAATGCGGATTTGCCGACCTTTGGCGGAGCGATCAGCAGGTTAAACAGTCCCTGCATAATCAGCCCATCCCAACACCAAGGCGTCGGATTGACGTTCAGCTTTTGTCCGTGCTTTTTAGGCTCTGGAACAGAAAGGTCGTAGCCGCTTGCCCTTGCTACATAGGCGGCGGCGATCTTTTCGTTAATCGGGCAGCCAATCTCCTCTGCGTACAAGCGAAGAAGCTGCGAGTGCTTCGCACGATCTGTTTCATGCGAGACCACGGCGGTAGCGTGATCTTCGATTAACCGCAGCAGATCTTGATGCTCGTCGAGTGCTGCGGGCTTGATCGTTGTGGGCTTTGAGTCGGCTGGAGTAGTAGCCATCCTTTGCTTTGCTCGGGGAGAAGAACTGTTTCTGGTTGTAAATACCTCTGGTTTCAAGTTCTCGAAACGCCTCTAGCTCTGTGCTAGTTGACGCAGGGTGATCTTTTTCCCATTGGCTAAGAGCGGCGTCGCTTCGCTGCTTCTGCAGTTTCGTGTAATAGCCCTGCGTCGCAAGCTCCTCGTCAAACTCCGTTGGCAACGAGAATGGGACCCATTGCAGTAGTTCCCATGCTCGTTGCTCCCGATCCAATGCTGACATGATGATCGAAGCGATTTACAAGTCCGGATGGACGGAATCGGATTGAATCAACCCCGCCTTAGCGCGTGCGCGAGCCTGGTCTTCTAGGAGGGTTAATGCCTGGTCAATTAAGGCATTGATAAAAGTTCTCTTGTGGTGGTAATCGGGCATGATGCGTTCAATCCGCTCCATGAGGCGAGCGTCAACCGGAAATTTCGTAAGGGAATTGTCCATGTAGTGATTGGAGTCGTGATAGGGTTGGGTCCACTGCGGATCCTATCCCATCCCCATGCTAAAGCCGATTGAGGGGCTTGAGTTCTACGAGGACATCCACCGTTACCGGTTTAACGGGCGCTGGCTGCCGTTTAGCGTCTCGCGAATTGCCAGCCCAGTCGATCCAGCCGCTCAGCGCCGCTTCGATCAAACGAAGCACATCTGGGCTCCACGCGGCAACGAGGTTCACTCCTTCTGTGAGGCGATGCTTACGGCAGAGGCGTTACCCCGGACGAATTACAGCGAATGGACGGAAGCGTTACAGGACTGCTGGTTAATTAACAGCAGCGAGGCAATGGCTGTCGAGCATTCACTTTGCGATGCAAAAAAAGGGATTGGCGGAAGTTTTGATTTTCTCGTTCGAACAGTGAACGGGAAGATTGCGCTGGGTGACCTAAAGACAGTTGGCAATAGCCCTTCCGTAGACCGCAGAAAGCCAGCAACTGCTCAGCTAGGTGGCTACTTGGCAATGCTCATTGACCATTATCCCGAGATCAGTGTTGACTGGTGCTATACGGTCGTCGTTGGACCCGGTAGGTGTCGCTTAATTCAAAACGAGCCGGATGAATGTTTAAGCTCATGGATTGATGCTTGGGATACTTTCAAGGAGACGCAGGGGTTGTTTTAATGGCAACGGATTGGAACGAGATCTTTAGGAGACGCCCAGACCTGGAACCGCCCGGATACAGGGAAGGGGCAGAAGCTGGGAGAGCGAAAAGCCAAGAGCGGTATGAGCGGACCGGAAGGAGAAGAGCGGGACACAGCGGCAAGAGCAAGGTCAGCGACTTTCCGTCAATTAAGCACTCTCATCAAGATTGATTACGGAGAGATCCCAGGATGATCCCCGTATGAGCCCAGGATGGGCTATCATCAGATCACCGGGGGCAAGCGGTCCCCCTCACTCTGCAGCCAAGGCTGCTCTGTAGAAATGGATTTCACTCAAGAGAGTCGGATCATTGAGCTGATTATTCAGCTCTCGGCTGAAGCCGACGAAGTGGCGGCTGAAATCCGCGGCTTAAGACCACGCCAGGAACCCGAGCGTTACCTGAAGCTGATGCGTCACTACGAATACGTGACGCGCTCAATCGGCATCCTGAAGGTTCGCCGCGCTGAACTGGAGGTTGCAGTATGAGCGCCAGCATCCCCGAAACCGAAATGCACTGGGTTTGCTACGGATACGACGAAAAGCAGCAGCGTTACGACGCTCTTGGGTATTGGTGCGCCAGTGCCGAACAAGCCGCTAAACGCTGCAAACAACTACACCCATCTTTCGAGATTCTTTACGTCGGAAAAGGAAACCTGAACTGACATGAGCAACTCCACTAACCCCCTCAGCACTGTGACCATTCAACAGCAGCTTGAAGAAGCAAAGCAACGCCTTGCAGCCGCTCAAGATCAATACGTACACGCCCTTGCTCGCGGCGACTGGGCACAATGCAGCACTGCTAAGAAGCAAACAGACAAGCACTTTAAGCAGATTCAAGCTCTCGTTAAAAAGAAACTCGCCATTGCATGACCATGACCACCTACAAGATCATCCGCTTTTTTCACCCGAACATCGACAAGCCAAATCGCGTTATCAAGCGTGGCTTAACGCTCGAAGAGGCGCAGCGTTGGTGCCGCAATCCATCCACCCGCAAAGACGGCGAATGGTTCGACGGCTACGACGAAGACTGATCCACCCATCACACCAACCATGAAAGACATCACCATCGGCGCACCTGCCAACCGTCACGAAGTCGTCTACGAGGTTCAGTTCAACGCTGTTGAGCTTGACCTTCTATACGAGCTGACCCGCGAGACACGGAACAACATCATGGCAATCCAAGAACAACCGGAACCCGGCTCTTGGACCGACAGCATCATCCAGCTAGACAAGAAGCTGACCGCCATGTTTCACCAACGGCACTGCTCATGCTGAAGAACAAGCTCCGCAACAACCCTGTCAAGTCTGTCCCGCTTGATCTGCTCATGACTGGCTACCACTGGGAAAGCCTGCGTGAGCAGTATTTCATCAAGCACAACATGGCTAAGGAAGCCCTCGAAGCCCTGAAATTGCGTCAGCTTTTTGCGAAGCGCATCTGGGAGGAATGCGGCATCAGCATCCAAATCCGCTAACCACTTTTACCATCACCCATGACCACCGCCAACTTTCCTAAGTCCGTCGAAGCCCCGATCCTTCGTTTCTTTCACTCGCCTGTTAGCTGGGCAAATGGCGTTAAAAATGGCGGCATGACTGCCGTCGTCAAGCTGCCTGAAGACAAAAACGCTGAAGGCTGGAACGATGTCCTTGTCTATGAATCGGATGATCCAACCGCAAGCTGGTGGAATCTAGTTTCACGCGGCACTGTGATCCGCGTAAGCATCCGTGAAGTTGCCAAGAACGGTCAAGACCTGATCGGCTTTGCGTTGCCTCTGCAAAATCAGCCATCAGAGCTGCAAGCAATGGTCGCAAGCAAGAAAAAGGAGAGCGAGGAACAGGAGCCTGTCGTAAGCAACGGCGACAAACTGGAAGCACAGCTCAAGGAAGACATTGAGAAAAAGCAGCGCCTCTTAATCGCTAAAACTCAAAGCAAGAGCCTGCAGCGGTTAATCCTGATGGGCGAATGGCTCGAAAAGAATGAGTCAGCCCTAAAGGCAGTGCAATCAACGATCTGCACCTCAGTGTTCCGCTGGTACGACGACAACAGCGAAGAAGCTGACACCACCGCGTTGCACGAAATGCTCGATGCTCTGCACCTGCAGATGGACATCGTTCGAGAGCTGCGTCAGAGCTGCTGGTGTCCTGATACGGATTGCGACGGTGTTCTTTACTGGACTGGCAGTAATGGCAAGCCTGTCAAGGTCATCGACCTCAACGAGGTGTCATGAAAGGCGCTAAGGCGTTGCTTGTTTATTTAGCAGCACTGGTGACGGGCAAGCACGAGCTTGCCCCGATCATCGAAATGCCCCTCGATGATGAAGCCCGCGAATACCTGCTGACGATGGAACGGGACTGGCAGATTGCCTTGTTGGAATACTGCTTGACTTTGCCACCTGGCAAGTATCGCCGCTGATTACGGGGCATTGAGCAGGGAGTCCTACAGGTCCTTTCGGCTGCTGCCTGCGTAGGGGATGCCCACTGGTCGGGCTAACTGGTGGGACTGACACTTCCCAAGCGCAAGAAGCTCAAAGGTTCCCGTCGAGGACACGGTGTAGTTCCAGGCAGCAGTGCCCCCATTGACACCGTGCAAGCAGCCACGCTCATGTAAGTCCCCAATTTTTCAACCCAAATCCTGACCAATGAAACGACTGATCCTTGCAGCCATGCTGCTGTTTAACTCGCCTGCGCTTGCCAATCAATCAGGACGCACGGTGCAGGCAACGGTTTATGACCCTTGGTTTGATGGGCGCATCGCCTATTGCGGAAACCGGTATCAGCACTGGGGTGTTAGCGCAGCGCATCCTTGGCTTGAATGCGGCACACGGGTACGGGTGAGCCATAAGGGCAGGATGGTTACGGTGCCGATCACGGATCGGTGCGACTGCAACAGCATTGACCTGTCTGCTGGTGCGGCGCATCGCTTGGGTGTTCCGCTGGACGGGACAGCGCAGGTGCGGATCAGCTATTAGGGCGGCGATCTGAAAAGAATTGTTTCTGGATCTGAAACGGCTTCCCCTTGGACCCATTTAGGGCTATATTTGATCCATGAGGCAAGAGCCTCAAGCCCATCGCGTCCTACGGCATGACCTCCTCCATGTTTTCCCCTCTCTCACTTAAGCGACTCGCCAAGGAGTCCGGTCAGGTTTGCTTCCGGGGTGAGTTCCAGGTTGACCCAGAAGGCAACATGTATCTGGGCAACAAGCGTTGCACCCTAAACGAGGCGATTATCTACGCCGGGAAACTCTCCCTGCAGCAGGTAAGCGCCTGAGCCCTCAGGGCTCCTAACCCATCGCGTCCTACACAATGCTTTCCCTTTCACCCCCTGACGACGAAGGTCTCGACCAGCAAGACGAAACCCGCATCGCAGAAGACCTCGCAGACCTGTTCAACGATTACGTCTGCGAAGAGCTTGTAGACACGCTCTTTGAGATGGCAAAAGAAGTCATCGAGCGCAACACAGGCATGGAACCAAGCGATCCAGAAACTCTTGACCTTGCTCTTGACCTGATCCACCGTATCAAAGTCATCGCAACCAAGTAATCGCCATGAACAACAAACTCACTAATCTCGCCTGCTTCATCATCGCTGCTGCAACCTTCGCTTTTATCGGCTTGGACGCTACAGCTCACCACGGCTCAACCCACAGCGGCACCCAGCCCAACACCATCATCACTAAAGGAAGCAGCAAGTGACCACAACCACCATTACAACCGCTCAAGATCTGATCGACGCCCTTCTGCAGCTCCGCGAAGAACGCGCTGACCTTGACGCCAAAGAAGCCTTCCTCAAAGAACAACTCGCCGGTGCTATCGCCCTAGGCGAACTTGACGACTACCAACAGGAAGACGGCATCTTCCAGTTCAGCAACGCCAAGTACACCCGCTGCGAGCGCAGTACATACAAGCTCAGCAAGGAAGCTGACCGTGCTATCCGCGCCATTAAGGAGCAAGACATCGACGCTGGACTTGCCCAGCGGAACGTGACAACCTACTGGCGGCTAGACACCGCAATTTGAACGACTCCATTACCTTCACCGTTATCGGACTCCCCGCACCGCAAGGCTCCAAACGCCATATCGGTCGCGGGGTCATGGTCGAATCCAGCACGAAGGTAAAACCCTGGCGGGTTGACGTAAAAAACTTTGCCCTAAAAAGCAAGCCGGACAACTGGGACATGGAATCACCTATGTCCCTATCAGTTGTTTTCCGTTTCCGCCGCCCTAAATCCCATTACACAACAAAGGGTTTAAGCTCAAATGCTCCGCTGCAATGCACGTCTGCAAAGCACGGAGATCTAGACAAGCTCCTTCGATCAACGAACGACGCCCTTACAGACGTTCTGTTCAATGACGATCGCCAGGTAGTCAGCATTATTGCCTCTAAGCGATACTGCGAACCTGACGAACCACAGGGTGCAATCATCACGCTCACTGCGCTTTCAACTACCCAATGACCATCCCAAATCTTGCGGGTGTCATCAGCAAAGATGACGTCTTCCGTAAGGGCAGCGGTTCCTACGCCGCCGATTACGTTTCCTGGGCTCGCATTGCGAACCACCTCCACACTTCAGCTCCGGGCTGGGAGTTTCATCTAAAACAAGCTCCCGATGGTGGGCACGTCTGGCAGGCTCCTGACGGCAGCGCCTACCTGGTGACCTACTTCACCGGACCAGAAGATCAAGCAACGCCTGATTTCGTCTATCCCTGTCAGGACAACCGGAACCAGCCGATTCGCTTCGACAAGGTCAACTGCCGCACGCTCACCGATTCGCATCGTCGAGCACTCTGCGCTAACGCCGCCTTTGCCTTCTCCCTTGGCTATGAGCTGTGGGCACGAGAGGAAATTGACGAAGCGAAAAGCGAACCTGTAACGACTGTTGAGGTTTCCGCCGAAGACAAGCCAAAGCCGAAAGCTCCCGCTAAACCGAAAGCTCAGGCTCCCGACCTGACCGCAGAAGAGACGCCGCTGAGCGATTCTGACCTAAAGACGATCCGTGATCTTCTCAAGGAAGAGCCGGTCGTCAACAGGAACAAAATCATCAAGGCGTTCATGCAGGAGTTCAAGGTGCCGGATGGGGAACTCATCTCCACCCACATCACACTTCCCAAGCACCTGCGGTTCATTCAGGAGCGTTTGTCTTCCTGACGCCATGACCGACGAGATGATGCACGCCAAGATGGCGGCTCTTTACGCTCAGCAGCGTGCAGACCTCAAACCATTGGATCATCTCGAAACCATCCTGCCGCCTCACCTTTGTGATTCCGTACGGCATTACGCCGCATCACGCGAATACACCACAAAGCAGGCTCTATCCCACATCGTTTCTAAGTTCTTCGGATCATGCTTCAAGTCACAGCCGTCGGCAATCTCGCAGCCGACCCTGAAGTCCGCACCGTTGGCGACAACGAAGTAGCCAACTTCACGATCATCTGCAACAAGAAGATCAAAGGCGAGGAGCACGTCTCCGCATTGCGTTGTGCAGTATGGGGACCACGCGCCAAAGTTGTAGCCGATTACCTGACCAAAGGCTCACAAGTCACCGTCACCGGGCAGGCTTATGTCGAGACCTACGAGACGAAGACTGGCGAGACTCGCGCCAATCTAAACGTCGCTGTTAACGACTTCACCTTGCCTCCCAAGCCAAGGGTTGAAACCGCCGACATGCCGTTCTAATGTCCGGGGGGCTTTGCCCCCTTTTTTATGGGTTCATGTCAAGCGCGATCAGCGATTACCTTAACCAGATCGGGAAAATCCCGCTGCTAACCGCTGC